CTGTTAAACAATAAGGATTCTTTTGTAATGCTCTTTGGAACTAAGTACACTAAGACTGTAAAGGGTGTAGTCAGAACTAAATCCTTGTTCTATGAACTTAGTTACAACGATCCTACTCATGTCATCTTTACTATCAAGGATGAAGATGTGGAACATAATGGACGTACTTACGTATCCATAGCTAACCTCTACCGTAGCTTAGTTCCTCAAGACCCTACCGAGTATACCTTTGCTATGGCTGTGTTTGGTAACTGGCATGTCTGGGAAGTTATCCGTCAGGCTCCTCAACTCAAGCCTTACGTTACTCGGTGGCGTAGGGAAGCTGAGATTAAGATTAAGTCTGAGGCTATAGCATCTATTGCTACTGAGATGAAGGAAGGTGGACGTAGTTCTTTCACAGCAGCCAAGCTCCTACTAGAACGGGGTTGGATTGAGAAGGAACCAGCTTCTAAAGCTAAACAGAAGCTACAAGAGAAAGAAGAGCAGGACATGGATACAGCCGCCATGAAGATGCTCGAAGAAGAAGCTGAACGGCTGGGCCTAAAAAGATTTAACTAATAGTTATCCACCACTGGTAAAGGATATACAACGTGGCTAAGAAACCTGATATTACAACTATTGCTTCTGGTTATTACAGTCGGCAAGCACTTAATACTAACTTCGAGAATATCGAAGATAAGTTCGATAATACTTTGAGTAGGGATGGTTCAACACCTAATGCTATGGGTGCTGACCTAGACATGAACTCCAATGACATCCAGAATGTTAATGCTCTCGATGCCCAAAGTATTACACTTGCTGGCACAGATATTACAAATATTCTTAATAGTGAGTCAGCAGCAGCTGCGAGTGCTACAGCAGCAGCCGACAGTGCCTTAGAAGCCTCAGGATCAGCAACGTCTGCACAGAGTGCTCAGACAGCAGCCGAGAGTGCTTATGATAGTTTTGATGATCGTTACCTTGGTGCTAAGTCCTCTGCTCCCTCTACAGACAATGATGGAAGTGCTCTTATTACAGGTGCTCTATACTGGAACTCGACAGGGGATCAGTTATACATATGGGATGGTTCGGCTTGGAATGCAGGAGGGTTTGTAGCTTCAGGAGCAGTGTCATCCTTCAACACTCGTACAGGTGCTGTAACTCTAAGTGCAGCTGACGTATCAGGTGCTACGGGGTTGTTGTCAACAAACAATCTTTCAGATGTAGGTTCTGCATCAACTGCTCGTACTAACCTTGGGTTAGGTTCATCTGACTCTGTAACTTTTGGTCAAATATCTTTAGCAGATAATGACTATATTAAATTAGGGGACAACAACGAACTTAATATTTTCTCTAATAATGGTAGTAGTAAGATTAGTGAAGCAGGTAGTGGTAACTTTACTATCGAAGGTGACAACCTTATTTTACAAGATGTAGCTGGTAACAATTACCTTTATGGCACTGCTGGTGGTCAAGTAAGGCTGTTTTATAACAATGATGCTAAAGTTACTACTACGAATACTGGAGTAGAAATTGACGGGGACTTAACTGTTACCCGTACTGGAAACCATACGGTAGACTTAAATGACCTTCGTGGTTTTGTATCAGTTAAAGAGTATGGTGCTGTTGGTGATGAGTCCTCTAACGATGCCCAAGCATTTGTAGATGCAATGGCTGCTGGACGTACAGTCCTTGTGCCAGCAGGTACTTACAGAATTTCAACAGCTATGACTTTTTCGGGTCACTTCATTTTTGAAGAAGGGGCTAAGATCAAAGCTAACGCAGCTTTAGTATTCAACATGAGCATTGAGGCGGGTCAGTATCAGATTGGTGAACACGGCACAGGTTCTATTGAGTGGGGCTTGCCACATGAAATCTGTGTTGAATGGTTTGGGTTAAACACAACTAACTCAGCAGCAAATAATAAAACAAACTATGAAAACTTCTTAAAATACTCGGACCCAGATACATATCCGTACGTTGTTAAATTTGGTCGTGGTTCTTATGATTACGAAGCACCTTTCTACGTTAGGGATAGAATTACCATTGAGGGTCAGTCAATGTTTGCTTCTGAACTAGATTTACAAGGTAGTGACGTTCACGGTGTAGAAACTTGTCAGATTGTTAGCAATGCTATCTTAACAGACGGTGTTATGTATTCATCAGCTAACTATGCCCATATGCGGAATATGGAAATTGAATGCTCTGACATGATTATGACAGGAACTACTAAAAAGTTTGTTTATTACGCAGCAGCCTTATCAAGTTCTATTGTTGAAAATAACAGGTTTGATAGTCCTAGCTCCTCTCAAAACCAAATGGACGGTATTTTCTTAGGCCCAACAGCATCTAAAGAAATATCTACCTACACTATCCCAACATCTGGTGTAAATATTTCTACTGACGAAATTACATATACGGATCACGGTTACCTAACTGGAGATGCTATTAAGTATCAGGATGGTGGTGGTACTGCTCTAGCAGGTTTAACAGATAACACACAGTACTTTGCAATACGTGTAAGTAATAACGTATTTCAGGTAGCTTCTTCTTTGTCAAATGCACAAGCTGGTACAGAAATTAATCTTACAGGCACAGGTAATAATGCTCAAACTTTTGAGTATGAAGGTAACGACAGAGCAAGGGCAGCAAACCGTACAATCATCCGTGAAAACCGTATAAGTAACTGTAGAGATGGTATTGTTCTTGGAAGGCATAACCAATCTAAAACAGATGCTGAACCTGCTGGCGGCGGTTCTGGTGATAACGTAGGTGGTGCTTGTTTCGAGAATACCATCGGGCCTCGTAACTATTTGGTAGGTGCTTCGGGTAATAATGTAAGACCTCGTTTTGGTATTGTATGTCATTACTATAACCAAGGTTCGGGTATCGCAAGTCGAGCTAGACCCAAGCCATATGCAAATAACATTTATGGCAATAGTGTGCTTGAGTATGGTGCTTCAACATCCTCCTTGTCAGGTACTATTGCAGTATCAAATGCCTCTGCAACTGTAACTGGAACAAGTACAGCATTTACTACTGAATTACCCAATGATTTAACGTCTGGAGTTGCTCGAAAACTTGCCATTGGCTTCACCCATAGTGGAACTGACTACATGTTTGAGGTTGCTAGTATTGATAGTGCTACTCAAATTACTTTGAAGAATGCTGGAGTTGCTTCACTTCTACCAAACATCGGCACTGTATCTAACTTAACTGTTGACAAAATTAGATCAGGTGTAGGGTTGTACACAGGTTCGACGGGACAAAATATTGTTTTCCGTGACCACTATACAGACCACTGGTGTTTTCCAATGAAAATTGAAAGTAACACCAAAGCTGCAAGTTTCTATGATAACCATCATGCAGGTGCTCCCTTCCTTCCTTATGAAGATGAGAGTGCTTCAGATAGTCAAGTATATGTTCGTTACCATAGTCCTATTGCTTACTCAGCAAGAACCAATGGTGCAGCAGATGGGATTGATGCTGAACTTAAATACTACAAAGGACTTGAGATAGACCGAGAATCAGGTTCAGTTCTAACTATTGCATCTGGAGCTATCACAGCTTTATCTAACTTTCACACAGTTGCTACTGAAGGTGGTGCTTCAACAGACAATTTAGACAACATTTATAACGGACATGTTGGTCAAGTTTTAATTCTTGGTGCTGCTGATGGTGGGGATGATGTAGTTCTTAGAGACGGTGTTGGAGGTAACCTACGTCTCGCAGGTAGTTTCACCTTAGATACTTTAACAGATCGTATTACTCTTCTCTACGATGGTACTAATTGGAATGAATTAGCTAGGTCAAATAACGGATAGGTGAGGGAATGACTATTAAACAAAACGGCGGTGTATTTGGACGGAACCCATCATTCAAGGATGTTGAAGTAGATCGTCTGTATTTCAATGCTACTACAAATGGGCCAGAAGTAACAATAGCCAGTAGTGCTATTACTATTAGTAGTAGCTATGTGCGTGTGGATACTGAAGGCGATGCAGGCACAGATGATTTAGATACAATAAACGGCGGCAAGATTGGTCAACTTTTAATCTTACGTGCAAGGAACTCTTCAAGAACAGTCGTGGTCAAAGACGCAGGAAACCTAGACATCGAGGGTGACTTCACTATGAACCACTCTCGTGATTGCATTGTTCTTCTTTGCATTGACGATGGTGGTTCTAATGACTTCATCGAAATTGCTCGTTCTAATAATAATTCGTAAAGGAAAAACTAATGGTTGCTGTAACTGAAACACTAGGCTCCAATACAAGCACTGCATCTTTGCAGATAGTTGGACACTTTAACCTCTCTCTTTCTGGTACATGGGCTGCTACAGTTACTATTCAACGTAGCTGGGATAATAGCACTTGGTTTGATGTAGACACTTTTACATCTAACTATGAAGGTGTGGGTCATGATGCAGAGGAGGTTTACTACCGTGCAACTGTATCTGATTACTCCTCAGGTTCTGTTGTTATTCGTATCTCTGATAACCGTAACTTTGGTTCTAAAGATGTCTTTGTACAATAGTAGGTGTAGTCATGAGATCAATTAACGAAATCTTCATACACTGTAGTGCAACCAAAGCTAATTGGATGGATGGTTCTACTTGTGACCAGAAGACTGCTGAGATACGTAGGTGGCACACGGAAGAAAGAGGATGGTCAGACATTGGCTATCATTTTGTAATTGACCGTAGTGGGGATGTCTGTGCAGGTAGACCTGTAAATATTGCAGGTGCTCATGCTAAGAACCACAACAGAAACTCTGTAGGTATTTGTCTTGTAGGTGGTTTTGGCTCTGATGCTTCTGATGAGTTTGATGAGAACTTTACAGACAACCAAAGAAAAGCATTGTGTAAACTGCTAGACAGCTTGACAAACGATCACTCAGGTGCTAAAATACGTGGACACAATGAAGTATCTGCTAAAGCATGTCCGGGTTTCAGTGTACCTAAGTTTTTAAAAAACAACTTAAATGCTTCTCCAAAACAATCTAAACTTAAAGGCAGGATAAGATCAGCTGTTAAGAATTGGGGTATCAGTCATAGATGAGTGTAACCCTAGATCAAATTAGGCTTGCAGCTGAGAATGATCTGACTACGTTTATTAAACTTGTCTCACCAGAGCAAGTGTTAGGTCAGTGTCACGAGGACGTGTGTAGTTGGTGGACTAGGGGAGGTTCTAAGTCTCACCAATTACTGCTCTTCCCCCGTGACCACGGTAAGTCTAGGTTGGTTGCTTTTAGGGTTGCTTGGGAGCTAACTAAAGACCCTACCCTTCGTATCCTCTACATCTCAGCCACAGCAAACTTAGCTGAGAAACAACTAGGGTTTATCAAGGGTATCCTGACCTCAGATACCTATAGCCGTTACTGGCCTGAGCATGTTAACAGGGATGAAGGTAAACGAGTAAGGTGGACAACATCAGAGATTATGTTGGATCACCCTCTACGTAAGAAAGAGAATGTTCGTGATCCTTCTATCTTTACTGGTGGTCTTACTACTTCTCTCACAGGGATGCACTGTGACATTGCAGTTTTAGATGACGTTGTTGTCTACGAGAATGCCTACACAGGTGAGGGACGTAACAAAGTTAAAAGCCAGTATTCCTTGTTGTCCTCTATCGAAGGGGCTAATGCAAAGGAATGGATTGTAGGTACTCGTTACCATCCATCTGATTTGTACAACGATCTGATGCAGATGACTGAAGATCAGTATGATGAAGACGGTAATAAGATAGCTGAAGAACAAATCTACGAGGTCATGGAGAGGGCTGTAGAGGACCGAGGAGATGGTGTAGGAGAGTTCTTGTGGCCTCAACAACAACGTAAAGACGGTAAGTACTTTGGTTTCAATCGTCAGATTCTAGCTAAGAAACGAGGACAGTACCTAGATAAGTCTCAGTTCCGAGCACAGTACTACAACGATCCTACTGATCCTGACAACGTACCAATTGAGAGTAGTAGATTTCAGTACTACGAACGTAAACATCTTAAACAAGATAATGGGTTCTGGTTCTACAAAGATGCTAAGTTAAATGTATTTGCTGCTGTTGACTTTGCATTTAGTTTATCTAAGAAGGCTGACTACACAGCTATTGTGGTTGTAGGTGTTGACTCAGACAATAACATATTTGTACTAGACATTGATCGTTTCCGTACAGACCGTATCACAGAATACTTCGAACACATTCTACAGCTATCTACTAAGTGGTCTTTCCGTAAGATGAGGGCAGAGGTTACAGTAGCTCAACAGGCAATCGTTAAGCAGCTGAAAGAACTTGTTAAGCAACACGGGTTAGCTATCAGCATTGATGAGTTTAGACCTAACAAACATCAGGGTAACAAAGAAGAACGTATAGCTGCTACCCTTGAGCCTCGTTACGATAACATGCAGATTTGGCAATATCGTGGTGGTAACACACAGACATTAGAAGAAGAACTACAATCGAGAAACCCACCACACGACGATATTAAGGATGCCCTTGCTTCAGCAGTAGATATAGCTGTCAAGCCTTTTAGAAGTATCCGTAGAGATAAAAGTAATAATATCGTCTGGGCTAATAATAGATTTAGAGGAGCCTCTTAATGGCAGGTGAGACAATAGAACTAGAGTACTTGCTAGGTCCAGACTCTATGGCTGTGGAAGTATCTAACCGTTGGCGTGAGTGGTCTAACCTTCGTGAGCAGAAGATAGAAGAGTGGAAAGAGCTACGGAACTATCTGTATGCTACTGACACTAAGACAACAAAGAATGCTATGTTGCCTTGGTCTAACAGTACCACCACGCCTAAGCTGACACAGATCATGGACAACCTTCATGCCAACTACTTTGCTACTCTGTTCCCACAGCAGAAGTGGATGAGGTTCGAGGCATCTTCTCGTGAGAGTAACGTCAAAGCTAAACGTGATGTAATCCAATCCTACATGGACAACAAGATACGTCAGTCTGACTTCACTAATATTGCCTCAGATATTCTGTATGATTATATCCAGTACGGTAACTGCTTTGCTACTGTAGACTGGGAAGACAACTACCAAGTAAAAGAAGCTGGTGATCTAGTTGTAAACTACGTAGGTCCAAAGATGGTTCGTATCTCACCATACGACATTTGCTTTAACCCTGCTGCACCTGACTTTGCTTCTTCCCCTAAGATTATCAAGTCAATCAAGACACTTGGTGAGATCAGGGGTATGATCGACAGTGACCCATCCAAGAAGTATATGGAAGCTGTCTTTGATAAGATGATGGGTGCTAGGGCTGCTGTAACAGGTTCTGATGCTACCTATAATAAAGCTGATGGATACATTGCTGATGGCTTTACATCTATCCAACAGTACTACGAGTCAGACTATGTAGAGATTCTGACGTTCTACGGAGACTACTACGACACTGAGAATGGTGTGTTGTACAAGAACCGTATCATTACTATAGCTGACCGTGCCTACGTTCTAGCTAACGAAGAGAACCCTAGCTGGTTAGGTAGTGCTCCTATCTTCCATGCTGGCTGGAGGCCTCGCCCTGACAACCTCTATGCAATGGGTCCACTAGATAACTTGGTCGGTATGCAGTACCGGATTGACCACCTAGAGAACTTGAAGGCTGATGTCTTTGACCAGATTGCTTACCCAATCCTCAAGATACGTGGTGACGTAGAGGACTTCGACTTTGAACCAGGCTCTCGTATCTACATGGGTGAAGAGGGTGATGTAGGCTACATGGCTCCTGATGCAACTGCACTACAGGCAGACCTACAGATCAGGGTACTAGAAGACAAGATGGAAGAGATGGCTGGTGCTCCTCGTCAAGCTATGGGTATACGTACTCCCGGCGAGAAGACAGCCTTTGAGGTACAGTCTCTACAGAACTCAGCCTCTCGTATCTTCGAACACAAGACTGCCCACTTTGAACGTGTATTCCTTGAGCCTATCTTGAATGCAATGCTTGAGGTTAGCCGTAGATACATGAACATGTCAGACACGATCCGAGTTATGGATGATGCTACAGGTGCTGTTCTCTTCCAGACGATCACGAAGGATGACATCACAGCAGACGGTAAGATCGTCCCTGTAGGTGCTCGTCACTTTGCTGAACGTGCTCGTCGTATTCAGAACCTAACACAGCTGTACCAGATCAAACTGTCTGATCCTTCTGTAGCTGCCCACATGTCAGGTAAAGAGTTTGCTCGTATCTTAGCTGATGAACTAGGTGAGCCAGAAATCTTTAGTGAGAACATTGCAGTCAGTGAACAACTGGAGACACAACAGCAGATGCAAGAAGCTGAAGCTATCAACCAAGAGCAGCTTATGGTTGCACAAGAGATGGGAATTTAAAATGAAGATGAAGAAGAAGAAAACAGCAGCACCCAAAAAGTCTCCTAGACCTAAGGCTCGTCCTACAGCAGCTCCAAAAAAGTCTCCTAGACCTCAGGCTCGTATCATCGTAGATATAAGCCCACGAGCTGAGATGGCTGCTTCCCCTAGAGACTTTGCTAAGAAGAAGAAAAAGAAATAATATTACAAGATATGGAGACTTAAAATGCCAGCACCATTAATAGCAGCAGGAGCAGCTGCGGTTGCAAAG